CCTTTTTTGTTGTCTTTTTTAATAAATGTGGTATTATAATTATGTACTTACAAAGGAGAGCTTAAAATAAACAAAAAGTTGGAGGAAGAAGCAAATGAGAAAGAAAATGGTAGCTATTGTTTTGTTAAGTGCTGCATCTATGTTATATACTGGATGTGGTGAAAAAAGCATTACCCAGGAAGAGTATGATACGGTCGTTGCTGAAAGAGATCAGTATAAAGCAGAACTGGATCAGATCATTCAAGAACAAGAGGAGGCAGAAAAACAAGCTGAATTAGAAAAAGAAAAGAACGAGTCAAAAGAGTATGGAATCGGAGATACTTGGGAAGTAGAAGGCAAATTTAAGATTACAGTTAATTCTGTAAAAGAAACAGACTACAGAAATCAATTTGACGAAAGTGATCCAGCAGCAGTGTATGTTATAAATTATACATATGAGAATTTGGGATTGCAGGAGTTATATGTTACTTTTGAGGAAAGTATTGTGGACAGTACCGGAAAGATGGCAACATCATATCCGGGAGAGTCAGAAAAATATGCGCAGTCTGTACCGAAGGGTGCACATTGTGAGGCAGAGTCCACTATAGCAGTAGAAAATCCGGGCAGTTTTATAGAATATGTGGAAGTTTATGACGATGAATTCAATCAGTACAAAGCTACTTTTAATTTGGAGGTTAAAGAAAAATGAAAACTTGGAAATTAGTATCTGGTATATTATCTATTATTTTGTTTTGCTTAGTTTCTATGCAATCATGCGCTGTTGGCGTTGCAAATACTTTAGGGGAAACAGGTGAAGCAGGAGGAACAGGCGGACTGCTTGTTTCGATTGCTCTTCTTTCAGGAGGAATTGTTTCGGTAGCAACTAGAAATAATAACAAGGGAGGAAATATTGCTCTTATCGTGATATTTGGCATAGGAGCGTTTTTCGGTTTTGCCATGGCAGGAAGTTATACAGACTTAAAAATATGGTCTACTTGGTGTATAATCAATGTTATTTTAGCAATAATATCACTTGTGTGTAAAAAATCTAATCAAAAGAATGTTTGAAGTAAGATATGGAAATGACCGGGGAGAAATCTCCGGTTTTTTTATTTTTTATATTGACAAGTAACTCGTAACATTATATGATGTAACTCGTAACAAGGAGGTGGTAATTATAACAACCGAAAGCAGAGCCGATTACATGAAGGAAAGAAGAAAGAAAAAAAGAAATTTTAGTGTCGAGCTTGACATAGATAAGTTCGATAAGCTCGAAAAAAAACTTTCCGAAAAAGGTGTCACAAAGAAACAATGGCTTAACAAAAAGGTTGACGAAGAAATCGGCGAATAAAAAAGTAGGGCAGACTTACCGCTACCAACGAATTAGTCTGCTCCATCTCACACCAGAAGTCTCCTTCTGATAAATCTATCATATCACAAGAGAGACTTCTTTGCAAAAGAATTTTACAAAGGAGAACCATAATGAAAAGCACAAAAGAGGAAGCCAGAAGTTTGGCAAGCGAAACCATTACAGATTTAACAAAACAGCTCGTCCTTATGGATGACCGGATTGAGAGCCTTTATAATGAGGTGTCCAGAATCCATGCGATTTTCAAGACCGTACAGTATGCGGCAGTAGAAAAAGTAATTCCAGACAGTGAGATTGATGACGCACTTTCCGGCGTGGAGACTATGTTGTCTGTCTTATTGGACAACATTTCCGAGACATCTGGCATGAGCCGGTCATTTGTTGGGGAGGTGCTATAAGATGAGTGTATTTGAAGAAATGCATGAATTTGAGAAAAAGTTTTCTGAATTAGCACTTGAACTCTCCGAAACGCTGGAAAAAGCAGAACAGCTTTCTAATTGTATTGAAGATAAACATCTGTTATCTAATAAAAATAATGGAGATTATATCAGAGTAAACAGAACTGAGCTTCTTGTAGATATAAGAATTATACATGATTATATTTATAAATCATATGAATTGGCAAATAAGCTGGGGGATATGATATGAATGATATTACGATTTTTAACAATCCAGAATTTGGTGATGTCCGCACAATTATGATAGACGGAGAACCGTGGTTTTGCGGAAAAGATGTAGCCGGAAATCTCGGATATGTAAATGAAAAAAATGCAGTTAAAAGACACTGTGATGATGGTGAGGTACTGAAACAGACCCTAGGGGTACAGACGGGGATAAAAAAAGATGGAACGCCAGCGATAATGGACGTTGAAATGTTTTTTGTCAACGAATCCGGTTTATATTCTCTCATCTTCGGTTCCAAACTGGAATCTGCGAAGAAATTTAAGAAGTGGGTAACATCGGAAGTTCTTCCGCAGCTTCGCAAGACTGGATCATACGGAACACCAAAGTTACCGCAGACCCCAATGGAGCTTCTGGAACTCCACTACGAAGCCATTAAGCAAGTGGACAGCAAGGTAAATAATCTGGAAGAACGTTTCAATGATTTTGAGCAGAGTTTACCACTCCTGCCGGAGGATGCAGACGATGTGTCCAAAGAGGTCAAGAAACGAGTTGTAGAGGTGCTGGGCGGTAAGGATAGTAACGCTTACCATGACAAGAGCCTGAGCCAGAAAGTTTTCATGGATGCGTACAGAAACCTGAAAAGCAATTTTGATGTAAGTTCCTACAAGGCGATTAAGAGGAACCGCCGGGATATGGCTGTACAGATTGCCAGAGAATATAAGCCGCCGCTGTATCTTGCAGAGCAGATTCAAGCGGAAAATGCCCAGATGCGTTTTGCTTAATTCTATAAAAGATTATTGCGTAAACATAGGTATAGTGCTATATTATAAAAAGAGGCACTGCCGCACACAATGACAGTCAGCCCGTGGATATTTAACTTAAAAAAGTAACCGTATCCTTTTGGCGTGGGGCGGTTACTTTTTTGTTCCGTTGATATATGCAATCAAAATCTGTATGACAATTACCCGGCATGATATGTTATAATAGAACCAGAAACGCACTTACAGAAGATAATGCCGGAATTTGGCACTACGCTGCAGGTGCGTTTTCTTTTATGTAGCGGACTAGGGTCGCTCCCGAAAAGTACAAGCCTTAGTACCTGTTCGCTGCAAACTAAATAAGGCATATTACAGAAAGGTGGTAATAAATATGAGTGTTGTAATTCACAGTTCTATGGGAAAAACAAGATATGAGTTATCTGATTATATTTTGAATTGTTCAGAAGATGAACTTTACGAAATATGCAGTGTATTATCTGACAACAATATTCAGATAACAGAATGGTCATGTGACGAATGTAAAAGGAGATTCGCCCCAAATTGCCAGTTTGATTCTGATGAAAAACAGTGTAAAAAATATTTTTCGGAAATGAATCAACCGTTTACAATTAGACGTGGCTAATGTATTGAGGGGAGAAAAAATGAATTATAAAGAATTTTTATACGATAAAGACAAAGTCTTGTCATTCTATCCAGAGTTGGCTGTTATATTTAATAAATATGACGATATGGAAATTGAAAGAATAAAGAGGGAGGAAGAAGAATCCGAAAGAAAAGGGGTTATTTTAGAAAAAAAAGAAAAGAGGCCTGACAAGAATGGGCTTGGCAAGGCAATCGTTGTGAATCAGCTTAATTATTGGTTGAATCTAAACGAAAAGACTCATCACAACTACAAAGATGGGCATTATTGGCTATACTTTTCGTATAGTAATTGGATAAAAGAGGATTTTAAGTTTTGGTCCGTTAAAACGCTACAGAGAATTTTGACATCTTTAGAAAATTGTGGAGTAGTAATTTCGACTTCTGAATACAACAGGTGGAAAATAGACAATACAAAATGGTATAGGATTGATTACGAACGGCTTCAAGAAATTATTGATATGGTTTATGAAAGAGATTGCGCGTCTAGTCAACTTGACCAGACTGTCAAGACAGATTGTCCAGACGGTCAAGTCAATCTGACTAGGCCATTACCAGAGATTACTAACATAGATTACAATACAGAGATTTATAAAACAAAGTATGCTTTTCCTTCTGAAAAGTGTGATGCAGTCACCGATAAATTTTCCAGAGAGTATATCTCAAAAACTATTAACAACATTATGGTATTTCAGTTCGGTTTGGGTGAAAATAGTAATCAGTCTAAAGAATTAACAAATATCATACTTTACTTCCTTGACCAATACGAAAAGAAATTTAGAAAAAAGCATCCAAACATATCCTTTATATCTTATGTCAATATTATAAAAGAATATCTTCATCCGTTTGGGGAAAATATGGCATACATAGACGATCTGGAAACATACCAGGCACTTATTGATAAATATTTTGAGGAAAATTATAATGCATATGGAAACTACGGTGAAGAAATAAACCAAAGCCTATCACATTTTATGTCCGGGGAAATCAGAGATCATTTGTGCAACCGGGAAGGTGTATTTTGGGAGAGATGTGATGATTGATGGAAAAATTTTGATGGAGAACTTACGGATAAAAAATTGTTGACATTTTAAGTCGGATGTAGTAGATTAAAAATAATTTAATAATGTTACTAACGAAGGAGATATATAGCACGGGAATTCAAACCGGTGGCTTTTATATCTCCTTTTTTGCATTTTTACGGAATAATCCTCCGGGATTTTCATATAAGAGTGAAACGCATTGCCGGGTACGCTCCGGCAATACTCCAATTCATTAGGCGGCGAGCGGAAGGCAAGCCGCCCAGTAAAAATGAAAGGAGAGGTGCGTGTTATGCACGAAGTATCAACCATTTTTACAAAAGAGAAAACCATTTCTTCATTGGAAGTAGCAGAGATGGTAGGTAAAGAACATAAGGAACTTTTAAGAGATATTCGTAGATATTGCGAACAATTAGGAGAGAGCAAGATTGCGCTCACCGATTTTTTTACAGAATCCACATATCGAACAAATCAGAATAAAGAACTTCCTTGCTACATGGTAACGAAAAAAGGCTGTGAGTTTATCGCTCATAAGTTGACTGGAGTTAAGGGAACGAAGTTCACAGCACTGTATATTAATCGGTTCCACGAGATGGAAGATTATATCAAAAAAGAAAGCCGTGAAAGCAAAATTGAGCAGTCAGCATTTTTGTTAAAATTTGTTGCTGATGACTTGCGTGTAAACGAGGCAAGCAGACTTTTGATGTATGAAAACCTATGTAAGGATTTTGATATTCCAACAGGATTCCTTCCGAAATATGAGCATAACGGGAGTCGTCAACTGAAATCTCTGTCCGCATTATTGGAAGAAAATCATTGCGGAATATCAGCAGTGAAGTTTAACAAACTTTTACTGGAAACAGGTTATCTGGAAGAACGGGAACGCCAATCATCAAAAGGCAATGGAGTAAAGAAATTATTTAAGGCATTGACAGAAAAAGGTCTGAAATACGGAGAAAACGCAGTATCTCCGCATAACCAGAAGGAAGTACAGCCGTTGTATTACTCTGATTTGTTCGTGGAGTTGTTTGAGTGTGTGAATAAGTTAGAGATGTAAAAAGTGAGTTCCTACAATACATTAAAATATGGTAATATGATAGAAGAAGAAAATATGAACAGAAAGCATCTGCCGTTTGGTGGGTGCTTTTTTTGTACCGGCTGATAAACGGTTTCAGCCGCTAACCTCAGAAAAATTGGAGGTATCGAGATGGCTGATAATACGATTGATACATTAGATTTACAAATAAAGTCAGACGCAACAAAAGCAGCAAAACAATTAGATGTACTTGCGAATAAATTGGAAAATTTAGGAGATTCCTTTGATAAATTAAGCGGAAGTCAAATTGAAAAATATTCCAGAAGTATGGAAAATTTTTCTGATTCCCTAAAAAGCCTTAAAGATGTAAAGCTGGGCGGATTTACAAATGAAATATCAAAATTATCACGGATGGATTTTTCGGGAATGCAGAAGAATATAAAACCCATTCGTGAAATATCTGGCGCACTAAGAACATTAAATGGATTACAAAACATATCTATTCCCAAAATAGATGTGAGAAATCTAAAAAAAACATTGAATTTGCTCAATACTGAAAATATTGATGAATCAAAAATAAAATCAATGACAGATGGAGTTGGGAAAATAGCTGATTCCATGAATGTGTTAAATTCGGTTGATTTTAAAGACAGTAAAATCAATTATGTAATTGGCTCACTGAAAAGGCTTATAGAAACAGATGCAAGTAAATTTGATTCAAATGGAGTATCTAACATTGTAAGAAGTGTTTCAGCACTTGGAAATATGCCTGATGTATCCGTTGGGATAAACAGATTTTTGGGAAATTTACAGAAATTGGCAAATTCGGGTGAAAAAACAAGTGTTACAGCAAAGGAATTACCGCAACTTGGAAGTTCATTGCGAAAGGTCATAAGAGATATTTCAAAAGCGGGTGAAGTTTCAGAAAGTGTAAATTCATTCACACAATCTATAAGTAAGCTAGCAAATTCGGGGAATAAAACAGGGCAGACAGCATCACAACTGAATATTTTAGCAAAAGAACTGTTAGAATTTTTCAAAATAATGAAGGATGCACCTGAGATTAGCAGAAACACATTGCAAATGACACAGGCACTAGCACAGCTTTCAGCATCCGGAACCGGGATAGGAAAATTATCATCAGAGTTTTCAGGATTTTTAGGTAAGGTATCTTCGGGTGGAAAAGCAATAAAAAAGGTCGGTGCAGGAGCTAAGAGTTTATTCCAGCAATTATTACCTTTTGTTGGAGTATATCAGGTATTTGATTTTGGAAAAAGCGCAATTAAAGCAGCATCAGACCTAAAGGAAGTAGAAAACGTAGTAAATGTCACATTTGGAGAAATGAAATCCAAAATTGAAGATTTATCATCTACGTCTATTGAAGATTTTGGAATGTCTGAATTAACAGTCAAGCAGATATCCAGTAGATTCCAAGCAATGGGAACTGCAATGGGATTTCCGCAAAAACAAATGTCTGATATGTCAGTGGAATTAACAAAACTTGCGGCTGATATGTCATCGTTTTATAACGTGGAACAAGCGGAAGTTGCGAGAAGTTTGCAATCTGTATTTACTGGTGAAACAGAACCACTTAGAAAATATGGATTGGATTTAACACAAGCGACACTTGCTGAATGGGCAATGAAAAACGGACTGGATGCAAATGTTCAATCTATGTCACAAGCAGAAAAAACAATGTTGCGGTATCAGTATGTGTTAGCAAACACTACAGCCGCACAAGGAGATTTTGCAAGGACATCAGATACTTGGGCGAATCAGGTAAGAATATTAAAGCAATCTTTCCAACAGTTAGCATCCATTATAGGCGGAAGCTTAATCAATGCATTTAAACCGTTAGTAAAGACATTAAATTCTGTTCTTAAAAAAGTAATTAGTTTTGCTGAAACAGTATCAAATGCATTAGGCAAGATATTTGGTTGGAAAATAGAAGTTGATGCTGGGGGAATGACGAATGATTTAGGAGATATTTCTTCTGGTATTGGAGATATAGAAAGCAATTCGGGTGGAGCAGCCGATAATATTGGTCAAGCAGCCGAAAACATGAAAAAGCTTCGGGATTACACGCTTGGAATAGACGAATTGAATGTAATCAGTCCAGATGACACTCCAACCTCTGGAGGAGGCGGAGGAACTGGCGGTGGTGGCGGCTCTGGAACAGGGGGAGCTGTAGGGTCTGGTGGTGGAGTAAATTTAGTTCCGACAGAAACTATTTTTGAAGATTATAAAAGCCAAATTGATAGCTTGTATGAACTTGGTGATTATATCAGTACAGTTCTTACAGAAATAATGCAAAACATACCGTGGGATGATATATATGAAGAGGCAAGAAATTTCGGTAAAGGATTAGCTGATTTTTTAAATGGTCTAATCAAACCGGGATTATTTTATGAACTTGGTGGAACTCTTGCAAAGGCTATAAATACCGCTTTACAGGCGGAGAATGCATTTGCTATTAATTTTGATTGGAAAAATTTAGGAAAATCACTGGCAAAAAGCCTGAAAGGGTTTTTTGTAAATTGGGATGCAAAATTAAGCGCAAAAACTTTAAGTAATTTTGCAAGTGGATTTTTAAAAGCTGCTACATCTGCGATAAAAACAATGATGAGCGATGACTTATTTGAAGATGTTGGTGAGAGACTTGTTGAATTTATTTGCGGAATAGACTGGGGTGGACTTGCATGGGATTTGAAAGAATTTTTCGATGCTTTAGCAGAAGCAATGATAGATTTTCCTGCGGATTTTGCAATAGGTATCGTTGAAGCAATCATTGAAGAAATAACCGGTCAAGAGGTTGAAATTGAAACTCCTAAATGGCTAGAAGATTTAAAAGAAAATATGGTTTCGTTTTTTAGACCAGTATGGGGATTACTGACACCAAGCGATGATTTTATAAATCAAATTAAAGAAAAAGCTGAAAAATCAGAAGAGCCATTTAAAACTTTTTCAGAAAGAACACAAGAAACACTTGGTAATATGTGGAAAAAGATAAAAGAATTTTTTGCACCAGCCGTAGATTTTTTTGATACCACTTTTACAGAAGCGTATGAAAAAGTAAGGTCAGCCTTCAAATTTATTGGCTCATGGTTTGGAGAACGCTGGGCTGATATCAAAAAAGTATTTGAGCCGGTTGCCACTTGGTTTTCCACAAAATTCGAAACTGCTTATAACTTTGTGAAAACAGCCTTCAAATTCATTGGCTCATGGTTTGGAGAACGCTGGGCTGATATTAAAAAAGTTTTCGAACCAGCAGAAAAGTTTTTTAGTGGTGCATTTGAAAAAGCATATGATGCGGTTACAAGAATTTGGGATGGGATAAGTGGATACTTTAGAGGCATAGCAAATAAAATAATTGCTCCCATTGGAAGTGCTGTAAATGGAGTAATTGATGGCATTAACTGGGTTTTAGGTAAAGTAGGTGCTGGAAAACCATTGAGTAGATGGAGTGTTCCACAATTTGCTTCAGGTACAAATGGATTACAAAAAAATACTGTTGGAATGGTAAACGATCAAAAAGGACCAACATATAAAGAAATGATCGTACCCCCAAAAGGGAAACCGTTTATACCAAAAGGTAGAAATGTAGTATTACCGATGCAAAAAGGAACAAAAATCATGCCGGCAGATCAAACGAAAGAATTTTTAAAGCATATGCCACATTTTAAAAGTGGAATTGGAGATTTTTTTGGAAATGCATGGAGTGCCATTAAAAATTTCACTGGAAACGTAATGGATTATTTACAAAACCCGGGAGATATTTTGAAAATTGCCATTGATAAGTTTACTGATATGGATGGCATCTTTGAACCATTTTTATCAATCGCAAAAGGTTCCATCAATTTGATTTTTGATTCGGCAAAAAATTATATTAAAGGCTTCTTTGATAAAGTTGTTCCGAAAGTGAATTACAATCCATCTGGAGGAGTAGAACAGTGGAGAAGTCTTGCATCTCACGCTTTGAAATTAGCTGGTCAATATTCAGATTCTAATTTGAATTTGCTGTTATACCAAATGCAGACGGAATCAGGTGGAAATCCACGTGCTATAAACAATTGGGATAGTAATGCAAAAAAAGGAACGCCGTCTAAAGGATTGATGCAGGTAATTGATCCTACATTTAGAGCGTATGCACAAGCACCATACAATAAAGATGTGTATGATCCGCTTTCAAATATGCTTGCTGCAATCAGATATACCATATCAAGATACGGAAGCTTATCTAAAGGTTGGAAAGGTCACGGATACGCATTAGGAATTGGAAAAATCACAATGTCAGATTTGCTGGGTGGCGTTCACTATATGGCGGATGGTGGAGTTTTAAATCAAGGTGAATTGTTCTTCGCTAGAGAAAATGGACCAGAATTAGTAGCAAGAGCAGGGAAAAAATCTATGGTTATGAATAATAACCAAATTGTAGAATCTGTAAGCAATGGTGTATATCGGGCAAACGAAGAACAGAATCGTCTACTTGCAACACTTATCCGGCAAAATCAACAGATTCTTGAATATCAAGAAAAGCTACTTCGTAAAGAAAATACGGTGGATCTTGACGGAAACAGAGTAAACAAATTGATGTCTAAGGCAAAAAGCAATGCAGGATTTAATTTTAGTCCTGCATAATTGGTGGTGATGGGAATGAGAAAAAGAAGTAATTTTATACGGGTGAATGGGAAACAATTCCCATCACCCGGCTTATATCCTAGTATGGTTGTAACAACTGCTGTTAATGCTGCGAGAAATGCAAATAATAAAGTGGTTGGTCAAAAGATAGGTAGAGACAATTACAAAATTGACAATCTATTCTGGCCACTTCTGGATGCAGAAACATGGTCTGAGATACTACAAGAATTTGATCGAAATTTCTTTTCTACTGTTGAGTTTTGGGACATGGTAAATAATAAGTGGAGAACACTTACGATGTATCCCGGGGACAGAACTGCAGATGTATATATGACAGATGAAAACGGAATTCCGATACTTTACAAAGATTGTAAAGTAAATATCGTTGATTCGGGGTGGTAAGATGTATCAAGTATCAGAAACATATAAGAAATCAATGAAAAAGTCGCTTAGAAACCAAACGTTTATGAAAGTAGTACTAGGCTTAATCAATCAAGAGGCTCAAAATTCTGCAAAAGTAACAGATCAAAATAAGTATATCGGATTTTCAGATTTTGATACTGTTTTTACAAAAAATGATATTGGAAATATATATGCGACGTATGAGCAAGATTCCTTCAAATGTGATGGGAGTCTTTTTTTTCTTCCTAGAGATCAGGATAAATGGAGGAAGAATGGAATTACACAAAAAGATTTGTTTTCCGGAAACTTTTCAATTCAATTTTCTTTTGGATACGGAAAAACAGATATTAAAGGGTTAACAATCCAGTTCGGAGAAAATTATCCAACAGATTTTTCAATTATTACTTCGGATGATAAAGAAGTTCAATTTGAAAATACACAAAGTTATTTTCAAACAGATATTGTATTCGCCAATACAGAAACGATTACGATTAAAATAAATGAACTTGCGGTTCCGAACGGAAGAGTTCGGTTGTTTTATGTGAAGTTTGGAATCGGACTAGAGTACGATAATGAATACATTAAAAATGCGGACTCTTCATGCAAATTATCTGTTATAAACGAAGAACTTCCAGAAATAAATTTTTCCGTTGTATTAAAAAACGAAGATCAGAGATTTAACGTGGATAATCCATCATCAGAGATAAACTTTTTTGAAACAGGTCAAAAAATATCAGTGATTTATCAACAGGAACTGGAAAATGGAGAAATAGAAAGTTTACAACAGCATGACATTATTGTATCAGATTGGAGCGCTGATGATTCCAGTGCAACGATCAAAGCGGTGGATAAGTTTCATTACATGAGTGATAACTATTACAAGGGACAATATTACGAAAACGGAATTTCGCTATATGATTTGGCATTACTTGTCTTTGAAGATGCAGGAATTGGAGAAAATGAGTACTATCTGGACAGTTATTTAAAAAAAGTAACTGTTAAAAACCCACTTCCGAACGTCACGCATAAAGAGGCATTACAGATTATTGCAAACGCAGGAAGATGTGTTATGGATTATGACAGATATGGAAGAATACGGATTTATTCTATGTTTCTTCCTGATTTTGTTACATCGTCCAATGGTGCGGAATATTACTCTGACATAAAATCCATAGATGAACAGTCAAAAAAAGAAAGCTATGCCACATACGAACAAGGATACTGGACTGCTAATGGAGAAATGTTATTTTTGCCGAAAAAAGGAATCCAGAATACTGGATATGTGAGTAAACAAATTAGCGGCGCCGATTGTTCTTTTGAGGAAAATCCTATCATAACAAGAACAATGGAGGCAAAGTACAAATGTTTTGGAATAAGAATAAAGTTCACAGAAACAGTTCCAAAGCGTTTTTTGATAAAAACATACGCTGATGGAATTCAAAACGGCAATATAGAAATAAACAAAGACATTGTACTTGATTACGAATTAAATTATGAATTTAATGAGTTTGACAAGATTGAATTTGAGTTTATTGAAACAGAACTTCCGAACAACAGAATTCATGTGAACTACATAGAATTTGGAGAAGAATCTGATTATCGGATTTTTTATGATGACCTTTATTCTACGCCGGTAGGAACAAAGCTGGAAAATATAAAGAACATCAATGTAACACGAAGTATTTTTACAAAGTCAGAAAAAGAAGAAGAATTGGTTACAGATACGCTTGTGTATGATGGGAAAAATCATATGTATAATTTGACGGATGCGTGTTATGGATATGTAGTATCATTGGAATCTAGTATACAAAGTGCAGAAATCATTGAAAGCGGAGCATATTATGTGTCGGTAAAATTCAAAAATGTAAATATCGGAGATGAAATAAAATTATCTATAAAAGGTAATAAATACAATGTGTCATATGAAAAATATTCGTCCCCTGTAAGTAATCGTGGAATTGATAAGGAATGGATTAATCCGCTTATATCAGACCAGGAACATTGCAAAAAAGTAGCAGAATGGTTAGCTGACTATTTTGCATCAGGAATCGAATACGAACTAGATTACAGGGGTGAACCTGCTATTGATGCAGGAGATACGATATTTCAGGAAAATAGATATGAACCAAATTTAAAAGTTGTAATAGAAGAAACTCAACTTAGCTTTAATGGAGGATTGAGCGGAGCATTGAGAACAAGGAGGAAAGAACGTGTGGTTAGAGCCGAAAATAAACTGGGTAGAATCCGACAGATTTAATATAAGTGATTATAACAGAATTAAAAATAATATATCACATATTCGTTCTATGGCACTGGAACTATACACGGATTTTCCGTTCGAAGATATGGGGAATGATAAGTCAAAATATTATGAGTTTCCTTATGCAGACGAATTCACAAAGTTGGAACACAATTTAGAAAGCATCAAAAATCATACGTTTGCATTTACTTCGGATAAATTTAAAGAATGGTATGAAAACGCAAGAACACCAACATATGAAGATTTTAATAGATTAGAAAAGTCGTGCTTGTTTTTTTACGATGGGTTTAATTCTATAAAGAGCAAAAAAAGAAAATTGGCGTTTAGGTTAGGGAATTATAAAGGTTTAAAGATATAGGAGGAAAAAATAATGGTTAAAACTGTGCAAGCAATTATTAATGGACAAACGTATAATTTGACATTAAATCAAGATACCGGGAAATATGAAGCGACAATATCTGCTCCAGCAAATTCAAGTTATCCATTAGAAGGACATTATTACCCGGTAACTGTAAAAGCTGTAGATGATGCTGGAAATATAGCGCAAAAAGATCATACTGATTCAGTACTTGGAGAAAGTCTTAAATTAAAAGTAAAAGAAAAAGTTGCTCCGACAATTGTGATTACATATCCGACGGCAAGTGCTGTGATTACGAATAACAAGCCTACAATTACATTTAAGGTTACGGATGATGATTCTGGTGTAAATCCGGCGACTATTGGAGTTACGGTTGATTCTGGAAATAAAATTACGGGTGATAAGATTGTAAAATCAAAAGTATCCGGCGGATATGAGTGTACTTTTGTTCCAGATACAGCATTGAATGATGGACAGCATACAATCCGGGTAGATGCTTCTGACTTTGATGGAAATGCAGCCACTCAAAAATCAGTCGCATTTAAGGTCGATACCGTTCCACCTACTCTGAATATCACCAGTCCGTCAGAAGGTATAATTACAAACAATGCTTCTCTTACGGTATCTGGAAAAACGAATGACGCTACATCAAGTCCGGTAACAGTGACCATTAAATTGAATAGCGGAAATGCTGAAAATGTACAAGTAGAAGAATCTGGTACTTTTTCAAAGGTTGTTACACTTTCTCCTGGAAGAAATACCATTACGATTGTGGCTACTGACAGCGCAGGAAAGAGTACAACGATAATTAGAAATGTAACACTTGATACTGGTGCGCCGGTTATTCACGGAGTGACGATTACTCCGAATCCAGTTGATGCCGGAAAAACATTTATCATTTCCGTAGAAGTTACGGATTAAGGGTTTATGGTTGTTAAATTAGAAGGGAAAATTGATGGAAACCCCATCATTTTTCATAGAAAAGAGGGGGATTGGTGGGAAACCACCATACCTCCTAATATAAATGGCATTTACATCGTAGAACTTGTTGCTACCGATGACGCCGGAAATCAAGGATATGCTTGTAAATATATCATAACCATCGACCTAGACGCATTATGTGTGAGAATTAAGCCAGAAACTTTTTGTGTAAAATCCAGAGTCAGTAATTATAAATCTGAAATATTTTTGTCAAATTATTACGCAAAGATATTATAAAAAAGGAGAAAATGCGGTATGATGGTAGTTTTAGATTATGGAGAACGCAGGCATATAAAAATAGAAGTGTATTCGTGTAAAGATGAATTTTTTGAAATAAAAGAAGCTTCTTATGCGCTTATAAAACAGCAGGAAACAATTCCAGAAGATGAAGGCACATGCAATATATATAATCATGTGATGGATATTGTATTGGAACCAAAATGCAGGGGAGAATACAAACTTTTAGTCACATACAATATTGCGGATGAAATTTTGATAGAAAAAGCAAAGGTGGTGGTAATCTAATGAGCGCAATGCCAATGGTACACATTTCCGATGTGAAAATGAGCAAAAATCCAGTAAGCGTGAATGAAAAATTTAAAATTGCTGTGAAAATTTTAGAATTGACACCAGATAAAGGATTCAGATTACCATTAAAATTAGGAAATAAGGAGGAAAAGTGGAGTGGCTAATTTGAGCGTTGACTTTAAAGATGATATACTTGCATCATCAAATCCGAAAAGGAAATATCAACTTATCCATAATTCAGATGGAACAGTGAGTCTTGAGGATGTCACTGTATACCAACAGAACGGGTCAAATTTTGGTGCAAAAGAGGTAAATGAAGAGAGAACTGCAATTAATAAAATTAACAATGATAGAATTGTAAGTTTGGATGAAATAGACTTGGTAAATCAGCCGGGCTTTTTTGTGGATGCGCTTGCAGTTAAAGAGCTAAACTCCACTTTGAAATGGAGCGATTGGAAAACACTTGGTACTAACAAGCTTGGTATAGATTTACAGTACAGATATAACGCACATGAGGTGGAATTGCTGTACAAAGGCACCCTCAAAGAACTCAATATTTCTGGCGGAAGTGCGGGATATGACTTTCCTGCTTTGCAAAACGGTTTAAACCCCTTGACAAATGTAGAGTTTCCAATATATGCATGTGCCGGAAATAATATGGGGAAATTAACGCTTAGATGCTTCCCGACAAGTACTCCAAACACATTTACCATAACCTCACATACCACACTTACCACAACGGAAGAATACATTTGTGGGAGAGCCAGATACACGCGAGGCTAGCGGTTATAATATAATGAGATCTATACAATATAAGTAATATTGAAATTCAGCCATCCCGGATCAAGGAATTCCGTGGGATGCGCCATGATATTTCCGTTTGATAAAAAGGTTATTATGCCAACATGTCTACCTGTCATTATTAAAGGAGCATTATAGTCATAGTCAACGGGGCGATATTCTTCGGGAATCGTTGCGATAAAAGTATCCGTGTCCGCTGGCAGAGAATGTCTTAACTCAGTATTTACATAGGCGTTTACCAGATGACCAGATTTTCTAAATTCTATATTGGCGATAAAGTAAATCGTTTCTGCTTGTTGATGTTTAACTTTCAAAGTGGAGTCTCGCACTGCAAGAACGATATATTTCTGGTATCCTGAAAGAAAAAAGGAGGTATCTGGAATGGATACGAGAAATGAGATTTTAACCAATGTTTTAGCAGCGATGAGCAGCATCATCACGGGAGTGGCACTGGATCAGCTACAGTCAGTTTTGGTATCAGAGCTGGCAAAGTACGAGGTGCAGGAGCGGTGTACAGAGATTGTGGTGAGAGATGGATCGGCGGAGGGGTTGCTGAAAAAGTTCCTGGCAACGAAGAGGATTGAAGGAAAATCCGAAAATACCATAGAGTATTACCGGCGTAACCTACAGATGTTTTTACTGAGGATGGACAAAAGACTTTACGAGGTGGAGACCTTTGATCTCCGCCTCTACTTGTCTTTATATAAAGAGTCCAGAAAAGTCAGTAACCGGACACTGGACAATATACGTAAATGCTTATCTGCCTTTTTCGGGTGGCTACACGCGGAGGAATTTATACCACGTAACCCCTGCAGGGCATTAAAAAACATCAAATACGATAAAGTGATCCGAAAACCATTTACAACGGAGGAATTGGAAAAGATCAAAAATTCCTGCCAGACCGCCAGAGAACTGGCACTAGTGGGATTTTTGCAAAGTACCGGATGCAGAGTGTCAGAGGCAGTCGGGGTGGATATTACGGACATAGATTTTAAAACGAGAGAGTTGGTAGTTTACGGAAAAGGTGGGAAAGAACGAACGGTATACTTAACAGATGTGGCAGCTATGTATCTATGGGGATATATCTCTGAGCGTACCGATGATAGTCCGGCACTATTTACCGGGAAAGGGAGTAAAAGAATACAGAAAAATGCAATAGAAGCGATCATCCGGGAGGTAGGACAGCGAGCGGGAGTAACGAATACACACCCCCATAGATTCCGGAGAACACTTGCAACAAACATGATTGATCGTGGAGCGTCACTATTAGATGTGCAACGGATTTTAGGACACGAAGATATCCGGACAACGCAGGTATATGTATATACCTCTCAGCGAAACGTAAAAGCTGCATATGAAAAATATGCAGCGTAGTTGATGAATGAGTATTAATCATTTTTTTGATCTGCCGTCGGCAGGTCTTTTTGCCGTGGATAAAAAGTGGGGAGAATAGTAAAAGCATTTAAAGTGTGTAACTCCACTTTGCCAGAAATAAGCAGGCAAGGATATTGGGAAATATGTAAATTTCCATCCGGTCTAATGATACAAACTTACTACGCTACGGATGTGCAAATACAAACAAACGGTATTTCCGGGGCGCTTTTTTATACCACGGAACCTGTCCGAATAGGAAATTTCCCTGTTCCATTTGTGGAAACACCGGATATTGATTGTCACCTTATCAAAACAAAAGGGGCAATATGTTTTGTTCCTGGCATAGAACAATTAAGCATTACTTTCCCAGGGTATTTTTATGTTATGTCTACTAATCAAGGACAAAATGCAATAAGCTTTAAGGTAAGAGCCGAAGGGCGATGGAAATAAAAATCATGAACTATCTAATTCTGATAATTTCCATTGTGCTTGAAAGCCCACCAGCATTCATTGTTATGTCTTCTCTGGTTTTAACGCCCAGAACCGTATTGGAATCTAAATCTAGACAAGTTACTATTTCTCCGGTAGAGTATTCTCCATAAGTGATACTTTCAGCAAGCATGATTTCTTTGTTGTAATTTAATAACTGCATCCAAATACGATTGGCAGTGGAGCTACCGCTAAGCCGTATAATTACCAGAGCTATCATAGGTCCTTTGATGGTGACCGTCCCGCCTTGATTAAATACCACTGAACCTAAATCCAGAGCTCCATCCCCGTTAAAATTAATATAACTGCCTGCCTGATATTTATCACTTTTTCGTGTGTATGCGTGATATTTTTTTCCAAGCGGTTTCAAAGTGGAGTTACGCACTAAAATAAATATATACAAAAGAGCATCTGCTAGAGGTGCTTTTTTACTATGTGTTTATTTTTAATAAGGAGGACGCAATGATTAGAGTTTTATTTAAAAATCAAGAAGAACCTGTAAATGCGGAAGTAAAAAAAATAAGCGATCATGTAATTCAAATTAAAGGAAATATTTCTTTAAATCTTTCAGGATTCATTCTTATGAATGATTACGGAAGTGTGTTTGGAAAATACGAGGGATTTAATACTCTTTATAAAGGAGTCGAAGGAGGTTTTCAACTATCTGATAATGGTAGTTCTTACATAGAACCAGAAGAACCAGATATACCTATTACACCGGAAGAAACAATAGAAGATGTGAAGTTACGAAAAAAGAGCGAAATTAAAAATCGTTTGAATTCCAGAATATATTCAGGAGTTGAATTTGAAGGAAACAATTTTACGTATAACATAGAGGAAACATCAAATATCAGACATAAATATGAGGATTCTGTTTATACAGGAAAGGATGTAATATTATCATCTTCGGATGGAAGGTTAATTGTTTTTTCACCAGAAAAAATGAAAATTTTGTATACTAATCTTGAAAAAAACAAGATAGCAAATGAATCACGCAAAGAGTCATTGATACAGATGATTAATGATTTACAAAAAAAAGAAGAAGTAGACAAAATTTCTGCAGATACCGAATTATCAGGAGAATATCTTGAATTATACAATAAGAAAGTATCTCAGCAAGAAGATATATTAAATGAGACAAAATTATTTGTTGAATTTAATAGTATTCAGAATAACATGGCGTTATATGACCTTACAGATGACCAAGCTATATTTGTTAAAGATCTTTATAAAAATTGGGAAGATGATGAAGATGGATACGAATATGACATAAATAATCCAGAAGATTTAAGAAGAAATTATGGAGAATACTTATGGAGACTAAATAAAAATCACCGAAAACAGAAGAACTGGTTCCCAGGATCAGAACCTGCTTTATGGGTTCTTATACAAGAAAAGCACAAAGGAACTTTAGAAGATCCGATTCCTGTTCCAGATATCATAGGGATATCTGGATTTGAATATGAATACGGAAAATATTATGCGCAGAATAACGTAATCTATCTGGCAAAAAGAGAAGGAAAACAGGATGGAGAAAAAGAAATACTGTATTTTAAACCATCTGATTTGTTAAATCAATATTTTATTATTGCCTAGAAGCATCCGAATGGGTGCTTTTATTATTATTTTTTTGGAGGTATTTATTATGAATCAAAAAAATCTTGATATTTTAACCAACATTATTGGAGCGGTGGAAACAGGGGGGCAAATTTATGGAAAAAGAAGATATGATTGTTATGTTCCTCCATACCATAATTCTGATGCAGAGCATACCTGTACTTTGGGATGGGCAGGAAATTATGGAAATAATGCTAGAAAATTAGTCCAAATGATTTTTAATGAAGACAAAACAGCTTTTCGGAAAGCAGATACAGCACATATTGAAAAAAAATTGAAAGTAGATTGGGTTGTAACTAAATGGAATCCAACAAAAGCAGAAAAAAATGCTTTAATTGCAATTATTACTACTCCGGCAGGAAAGAGATGTCAGGATGAATTATTTCAAGAAGACATGAAAAAATACATTAAAAAAGCGGAAGAATTTGGTGTTACCGATGTAAAAGCACAAATGATGTGGTGTGAGATCGAGCATTTAGGTGGCTTAGGACCGGTAAAACGTATTTTTAACAGAGCTAAAAAGCCATATACGCCAGATAGTATTTTTCAATCTTTGTTAAAAGATCAAAACGATACATCAAATAGTAACCAAGTTGGAGATAAGAAGTTTCAATCTCGACATGAATGTTGTGTGAAATGGATTAAACAATATGTAGATGAGGATAAGGAGGAAGAATCTATGACATTGATTATCGGAAGTGCAAGAATGGGAGAAAATGGTCATATTACCGGAGGTGCAGCTGGAGACCAAACCGGAGGTGAAGTATCTATGCAAAATTTCTATATGCATTCCAAAGGTTGGTATTGCTTAAGACCGAAAACGATTAAAATGGCAAATAAAATGGCAGATGCAATGAGACAGGCTTGTGATAATAACAATATTGGTTACGATCAGAATAGCCGGAATGGTGTCATTACGCAGCTTAAAAAATATGGCACTCTTGCCTCCATTAAAACAAAAACAGAAAGTGACTGCAGTTCTTTGATTAGAGCATGTATCATTCAGTCATCCGGAAAAGATGTAGGTGATATTTATACTGGAAATTTAGCAAGCGCTTTAGAGAGTTCAGGATTGTTCGCAAAAAGATTTTCTGTATCTTCTGAGTCTCAATTATATAATGGTGATGTGCTTGTTACAAAAACAAAAGGACATACAGTTATAGTAGTAAGCGGAAGAAAAAGAAAAGAAGCCGATACGGATAATACGCCTAATGAGAAACCGGAAAGTACCAATAATGTTTCTAAGGGACAGAAATGGTTAAATACCAATTATTCTTCAGTAATTAAAGAAGCAACGGGTAAACTTCTTGAGATTGACGGTAGTTACGGTACACATTCCAGATGGGCGGCTTTAGCGGTATGGAAAGATTTGACTAATAGAAGATATGGATACAATCTAACACCATCCAATAAGAATTTTTTGGATAGTTGCAAAAAAGCAGCAAAAAAGGCGCTTACACAATACGGAAGTAGCGGAACATATACATATATTATCCAGTTTGTACTGTCTGCAAAAGGATTTTACACCGGAAAAATGGATGCAGAATTTGGTTCCGAAACAGAATCAGCCGTGAAAGCCTTTCAGAAATCAAGAGGTTTATCAGAAGATGGGGATGTTGGAGCAAATACCTGGTATGCTTTATTCAACTAAACGGAAAGCATAATTAGAAAAAAGAAACTTATTGTTGAAAATTGTCGAAACATTCTCGCTATATGGGTTTACAAAAACAAGTCATGGTGTTAATATTATATAAGACAGTGTCTTAATGAGACAAAATAATGAGTTAAAAATCACAATAAAAAACAAAGTAAAACTTAAAATATAATTTAATTTACCACAATGTTCAAACAAAAACGAATTATTTTTAGTAAAAAATAATAAATGAAAAAAACCATAAAATACCAGCAAAAAGCAAACATTTGTTCGATGTTTTACTTGACATATAGCACACTTTGTTATATTATTATGAAAAGCAAACATTTGTTCGTGCAACAAGGGGAGGATTTTACAATGGATTACAAAAAGATGATTATTGATATGGTCGAAAAAATTGAAAATAAAAAAGTACTGGAGATAATATATGACTTTGTTATAGTGCCTTACAACAAAGAGAATTCTAAGAGAAATGGAAAGAGAGGGAATTAATCTCCCTCTCTCAGTCTAGATTTTTCATGCATTTTGTTCATTATTTCTTGTAGCGCTTTTTTGCTACAATCATCTAAGCTCATATAAACTTCAATAAAATCTTTGATAAATTCATCGTCCCCAAAGGATATTTCTGCCAATAATGTCCCAAGGGGATTTTCTTTAAACATATTCCCTTCACCGCTTCTGAGCCAATTCTCATTAATATTTTTCTCTTTAATGTTATTTTTTATCATAATTATATGAGATTCCTGAACATTTCTTCTTCCAGATTCAATATCACATACACCAGATTTAGAAATGTTCAATCTTTTCCCAAATTCTTCTTGGCTCATTTTGAGTTCTTTTCTTAATTGTTTGATTCTTGAGTTTATATTATCCATCGAATCACCTCCTTTATTTGCATATTATCATAAAGTACGCAAAATGTCAATAAAAAAGTACTTGAAACAGAACTTTTTGTGTTGACAAATACCAATTACAGAACTATAATGTACTTATAACAGAACGAAAGGAGAAAAACATGGCAAATATAGAATCTGTAACAGATGACAGAATGAAGGAAGAAATTAAAGAAATCGTATCAGTTTTTATGGATTTACCAAAGACTGATAGAGCAATTCTGTTAAACACCGCTGTCGGATTTAAAACTTTAAGAAGAATTGAATCTGGAGAAGTTGAAAAGGAAAAGAGGTGATTAAGTGAACGAATTACTTCCTATTAAATATGCAGATACAGAAGAACCGAAAGTATCAGCAAGGGAATTACATAAGGCGCTTGGAATCGAAAAAAGATTCAGCGCATGGTTCGATACAAATAGTCAAGGATTCATAGAAAATGATGATTTTACCAGCGTACTTATAGGTACGGAGGTTCCGAATAATGGAGGATTTCAATACAGAGAACTGCAGGACTATGATTTGTCTGTTGATATGGCAAAGCACATCTGTCTTATGAGCCGAACCACTAAAGGTAAGGAATGTCGCCAATATCTGATTGACTTGGAAAAAGCATGGAACACACCGGAACAGGTATTTGCCAGAGCATTGAAGATGGCAGATAGAACGATTGAAAAATTGAAATCAAGCAACCTGTTACTCGCACAGAAAATTGAACAGGACAGACCGAAAACAGTTTTTGCTGATTCCGTATCTTCTTCTAAACAGTCAATCCTTATTGGAGATTTGGCAAAGTTGATTTGCCAGAACGGTCACTCCATTGGACAGAAACGCTTGTTCCAGTGGATGAGAGATAACGGTTATCTGGTCAAAAGCGGTTCTTCTTACAATATGCCAATGCAAAGGTATGTTGAGCAGGGGTTGTTTGAGGTAAAAGAAAGCACAATCAATAACCCGGATGGCAGCATAAGACTTACACGCACCACGAAAATTACTGGCAAAGGACAGATCTATTTTGTGAATAAATTCATTAAAGAAAAGGGGTGAAACGGAATGGTCCTTAACGAAAAGCAAGCAAAAGAAGTCAGAGAACATATGCTTAGAAAGACAAAATCTTTTATTGGCTTAGATAATATAGAGGTATTTGATTCTATATATCAAGATATAATCAGCCAGTACAAAAGAGAATACGGAACAAAGAGTTTTTATAATATAAAAAGTGGAAATTTGGCAGATGTCCATGATTTCATTGATTGTTATACATTGCCTAGGATTTTGGAGGAACAGATTATCAACACTAATGCACAAATGAGTTTTGGAAGATAAAAGGAGTTTCTTCCTATTATAAAACGGAGGTATAAAACGCCCCGGCGGTGCGGGAACACCAACCGGAGCAGTAACCAGTAAAACCACACTTTACCAGTTACGGGAACAGTATAACACATTCTCCTGTAATTGGCAAATATTACCAGGAGGATTTTTTATGCAGAAAAATACTAAAAATCCCACAACATGGGGAGAAATTGAGAAGAAACACGCAGAAATGCAGTCAAGAGAAACACTTGCATCGGAAATAATCGCATGGAACCGTAAAATTTCAAAGGCAAAAGATTTTTCGATTTTTTGTCTCAGCGTAGTGACAATCATATTTGGGATTATGATTTTTAAAACAAAGAAAGGAAATTAAAAGCGATGATTTTGGACTATGTGATGGCAACGCTCTCTTATTTTGGATTATTCGTAATATCCATGCATCTCATGTGGGATTTCACCAATATGGATGTATTAGAAATGATCGTTTGGGCGGCAACAGGAAGTCTAATTGCTTATATACCATTAGGAATAAAAATGGATAAAAAGAAAGGAAGAAAAAAATGAAAGTAGTAAATTGCAGAGCAACATTAAAAGGAATTGTAGAGAATAAATTTGAATTTTCCCACATTGTATGTGGAGAAAAATTTTATATAGGAAAAGTATCAGTACAAAGAGATAGTGGCGTAATGGATTCTATCCCGGTGATTATATCAAATAGAATAGTCAGTAATATAGAAGAACTTGAAGATGGAATGAACATATCCATTGATGGAGAGATTAGAACTTACAATGTGCATAAAGAACACAAGAACACATTACAGGTTTTTGTTTTTGCGCAAAAGGTTGAATTTTTCGATACCTTATATTACCAAAATGAAATTTATATAGATGGATATATCTGTAAAGAACCCAAATACAGAACCACACCTTTAGGAAGAGAAATATGCGATTTTATTGTTGCAGTAAACAGATCACGTAGAATATCGGATTATATTCCGTGTATTTGCTGGGGAAGGAATGCTAAATATGTATCCGAATTAAAAACTGGTAACAGAATTGTTGCTATTGGAAGAATACAAAGTAGAAAATACAAAAAAATGATCGGAGAAGAAACGGTGGAAAAAGAAACGTATGAAGTTTCATTTTCAAGTGTTTCTGAGGTGGAAAATGATTGAAATTAACATGGATGAACGAAATAGGGACTACGTTATGATCATGTTGCGAGAAATAGTTCAGAACGGGAACTGTAGGAAAATTCACATATTTGAAGCAGGTGAGTCCCCCAAAATGGAATTTCCAACACATTACAAAGATATTCGTGAAATTCTAAAAGAAATTGGGATCCCCTGCCATATTGCAGGATACAAGTACATACGAGATATTATCGAAATACTGAAAAAAGAACCGTATAAGATAAATAAACTCGTAAAAGAGATATATGTAGAAATTGCATTCAAAAATAAAACAACTCCAAGTAGTGTGGAACGTGCTATACGCTATGCTATCGAAAAAGTGTTTACCTATGGAGATTCTGAAGAAATATATAAGTATTTTGGAAGTTCTTATAGCAAAGATAAAGGAAAGCCCACAAATAAAGAGTTTATTGCGATGATGACTGAATTGATAAAGCAGGAGGATAGGAATGAAAATTAGACTTGAATCACTTACTTTGGAAAATTACAAAAAGTTTGGAACTCCGGTTGCATTCCAGTTCCATGACCAGACAAAGATTTCCGGAAAGAATAAAGAGGGGAAGTCCACTCTGGAGAATGCTTATATGGAGATTCTGACCGGAAAAGAAGTTGACGGCACACAGCCGGATGGAATCAGACCACATGGAGAAGATGGAAAGGACTTAAACCGGGCGGATGTTATCCGGGAAGTGACACTTGACATTGACGGAAAAGAAACTACCATTCGGAAAATCACAAAGCAGAAATGGAGAAAACCACACGGGCAGACAGAAGAAGTTCTTGACGGAAACACGGTTTCCTATGAGATTGACGGTTTTCCTTATGCTCCGAAGAAATTTGAGGAGTACATGAAAGAACTGGAAGACCCGGAAATCTTGCTGATGTGCAGCAATCCGAATCCTTTTCTTTCTATATTAAAGAAGTCCACGGCAGACGCAAGAAAGGTTCTGGAAAAGCTGTCTGGATTTAGCCTTGAAGAATTTTTGGCAAGCAATCCGCAGTATGTAGAGGTGCAGGAGATTACAAAAGGTCATTCCGTAGAAGATACCATGAAAAAACTGAGAAAACAGTTGAATGACCAGAAAAAGAAACTGACACAGAAAGACACGGAACTGAAATATGAGCAGACAAGAGACTCTGACGGTGAAATTGAAACAGCAGATTTGGAACTGGCAAAAGGTGAATGGAGAGAGAAGATCGCAGAGGTTGATCGACAGGAACAGGCACTTGATGAAGCAGTAAAGGCTTATGATGCGGCAAATTCTGAAATTCTTTCTTTAAAGTCTAAACTGAATGAGCTTGCCAATAGTGCAGGTGCAGGATTGAGAGAGCAGCGTTCAGAACTTAACCAGAAAATTTCTGAATTGAATATTCAGAACAGAGGTTATGCCAATGATATGAAACTGGCGGAAATGGATTTGAAACACGCCCACATGGGTTTTGAACGACATAAAGCAGAACTGGAAAAAGCAAGAGCAGATTATTCAGCCGCTTCGAAAAAGACATTTGATGAAACCAAACTCCATGAGATTGAAGCAGAGCAGTTTGACGAAGATTCGTTGATTTGCCCGGAATGTGGACAGGTTCGACCAGAATCTCAGAGAATCAACTTTAGAGAAACTTTTGAGCAAAGCAAATCCAGAAGGATTAAAGAGCAGGAGAAAGCAAGAGAGGCATTCAACGCTGAACTTTCCAAAATGCTTGATTCCATTACGGAAATTGGAAATAAGGCTTCTTCTGATTTGAAGGTGGCGCAGGAAGCAAAAAAAGAAGCGAAACAGAAGATTGCAGAAGTAAGAAAACAGATTCTTGATACATCTGCTGAAATCGAAAGATTGTGTGGAGAACTGGACAAGCTTCCAAAAGAGGTTGATTTATCTGGCAATGCAGAATATCAGGAACTTTCCGAACAGATTAAGAAGAAAGAATTTGCATTATCTGCTATGGACAATGGATCTGAAAAGCGACTGGAATTAAGACAGGAAAGATATATATACCTTAACGAAATCTCAAAACTGGATGCGCAGATTCAGAAATTTATCGCAGATGAAGAACAGAAAGAACGAAAGTTAGCGAAACTTAAAGCAGAATTTGACAACCAAAAACAGGCGGTTGCTGATATTGAGCGGAATATTGATGTTCTGAACCAGTTTTCCATTGAGAAAAACGCTGCACTGGCGGAGAAAATCAATCCGTATTTTCATCATTTCCAGTTTAGTTTTTTGGAACGGACGATTGAGGGAAACCCAGTTGAGACTTGCAAAATGGTTTGTAGTGGAACGGATTATTCCAATCTGAACGGTGGAGACAAAAAACTTTGCGAAGTTGATTTGTGCAGAGGATTGCAGGAAATGAACGGTCTGAATCTTCCGATTTGGATTGATGAAGCAAATACGATTGACAGTTGGAGGATTCCTATGGATATGGAACAGCAGTTGATTTTGATTAGCCGAGAAGACGATGTACTGAAAGTAGAGGAAATGTGATGAAACAAAATCCATGTAGATATTGTGCTTTGGCATATGTCCATAACGGGAGAAATTCTCCGAGCTGGGACGATAAATGCAGAGAATGCGATAATATCAAGAAATATAGAGAATATCTGCAATCGCAGAGAAAATTCATTGAAGGAGAACCGATTACCACATTGGAAGAACTTTTGGAACAGGAATGGGTAATGTGGTATCGCAACTCGAAGCATATTGAAGCAATAAAATCAGTTCCTATTAGAACAGTGCTTCACTGGTTAGAAGTTGGAGCGTTCCATAAGGCAATAAGAAAAGAAAGCGAGGAAAATTAAATGGAAGAAATCATTAAGGCGGTCAAAGGCTTTAATCCAGATATGACCTGTACGCCAACAAATTGTATTAAATTCCAGTACGAAGAGGGAGAGACATATGAGGAAAAAGAAGTTGATGTGTGCAAAAAAGGATTTCATGCTTGTGAACTTCCGATTAATGTCTTTCGATACTATACGCCTACAAAAAGTGTTTATCATAAGGTGGAAATGTCAGGAAAAATAGATAATTCTGAAAACGATAAAGTATGTTCCTCCAAAATCAAGATTGGAGCAAAAATCAATATTGCCGGAATTATTAAAGCATCCGTTGACATTATTCGCGGGAAAGCAGAAAAAGAATCGTCAGCTTCTTCTGGGGACTATGGTAACGCCGCAAGCTCCGGGTACAAAGGTAATGCCGCCAGCTCCGGGTACAAAGGTAATGCAGCAAGCTCCGGGTACAAAGGTAATGCAGCATCTTCCGGGGACTGTGGTAATGCAGCATCTTCCGGGGACTATGGAAATGCCGCAAGCTCCGGGTACAAAGGTAATGCAGCATCTTCCGGGGACTATGGTAATGCAGCATCTTCCGGGAACTGTGGTAATGCAGCATCTTCCGGGTACAAAGGTTCTGCAAAAGCAGATCATCCAAATTCTTGCGCTATTGCATGGGGACCAGAAGCTAAGGCAAGTGGTGTAATTGGTTCGCATCTTGTTTTGGCAGAATGGGAATCTAATGGAGGTTATTATTTTAATGAAGAGACCTGGACTTTTAAAGGCACAACGATGATTAGAGTTGATGGAGAAAACATCAAGGAAAATACTTGGTACGGTTTAAGAAACGGGAAAGTAATTGAAATTAAGGAGGATTAAATTATGGCAGAAACAAAAAATGCAGTAGCAAAGCAGGGAGAACAGCAGGCAGCAATGGTAATCAACAATGCCTTTATTGACGGATTAACTAAACAGCTTAATGAAAAATGCAAATATGGAATGTCATTTCCGCAGGACTACAACCTTTCCAATGCGCTGATGGGTGCATACCTTACTTTGAAAGAAACTATGGATAAGAATAATAAACCATTACTGGAAAGTTGTTCACAGGTAAGCATTGCAAACAGTCTTATGGATATGGCGACTATGGGGCTTAATGTTCAGAAAAAGCAAGGATATTTCATTGCTTATGGCGGTAAGTGCCAGTTCCAGAAGTCCTATTTTGGAAATATAACGATTGCAAGAAGATATGGTTTGAAGTCCATCAGTTCGGAGATTATCTATGACGGAGATGATTTTGTATATACCATTGAAGATGGAAAAAAAGTTTTTGTAAGGCATGAACAGAACATCATGAACATTGACAATAGCAAGATTAAAGGCGCTTATGCAGTTGCAATTATGTCTGACGGTTCAAAACTCCTGGAAGTTATGAATATTAAGCAGATCAAACAGTCATGGCAGCAGGGATATGGCTATAAAGAAAAAGGCGGAACCCATGAAAAATTTGCTGACCAGATGGCAAAGAAAACAGTTATCAATCGTCTTTGCAAGATGATTACCAATACATATGGAGATGAGGCTGTGATTGATACATTTGAGCGTCTGGAAGAGGCGGATGGAGAGGATAGAATCGCAGCAGATGTGGCTTATGAAATTTCTCAGAACGCCAATAAAGAGGAATTTGTTATTGATGAACCGGCACAGATTGAGGAAAAATCACTGGCTCCGACTATGGCAGATGTTACGAAAGCATCGGAGAAAGAGTCTGTTCCGGCGGAGAATAGTGAAAAACCATTGCCAGATTTTATGAAAGCTGAATAAATCAATCAGGGCGGTTTGTCCGCCCTTGAAGAAAGGAAACGATATGAAGAAAATTCATTTTCATTTAGGGATTGGATTTAGTACGGCTTGCCATGATGAAGTCGTTGAATTTGAAGATAATGCAACAAATGAAGAAATCGAAGAGGAATTTAATGAATGGGTTAATGGATACGAAGATTGTTCATGGTGGGAGGAAGAATGATAAGCACATTACAACAGGTATACGAAGATATGGAACACGGAGTTTACGACTTTACAAAGGATGGTAAGTGTTCATCTTGTGGGGCTTGCTGTGGAAATTATCTTCCATTATCTTCCGGTGAAATCAAAGAAATTAAGCGGTATATAAAGAAACACCATATTAAGGAACAGAAGCACATGATTGTTCCAACAAGAGAAGCGCTTTGGGACATGACGTGTCCATTCCTTGATACGAGCAAGGAAAAGGATAAATGTACTATCTACAGTGTGAGACCGAAAATTTGTAGATGTTTTATTTGCAACCAACCACCGAGTAAGGTAAGAGAAAACAAGGAAATGTTCTGGAGAACCAGAAAACCATGCGACATGAGAGAAACATTTTTCGAGGGGGAATTATGACGGTAGGAGAAAAGATACGGGTAGTTAGGAAAGAAAAAGGACTTTCTCAAAAAGATTTAGCTAAAAAACTAAACATTGCAACAGGAACTTTACAACAATATGAAGCAGATAAAAGAAAAGTTACTGTTGAAAAACTGATGGATATTGCTTTTGAACTTGAGGTTTCAGTGGGAAGATTGATCCCATTTAATAGAAAATGTTTGCCAAGCGAATCACAGAAGCAAAAAATCCAATCCATAGCTGACTATTACGGTTTCAGAAAGCAGTCCATGATGATGATTGAAGAATGTTCAGAACTTCAAAAGTCTATTTGTAAATGGCACAGGGAGCGTGGCGATTCTCTTCTGTCTGAATCTTCTGATTGTGATGAAAGAACCGCTATTATAGATGAACTTGCAGATGTGATTATCATGGCAAAGCAGATTTCCTATTTATTATCTGCGGAAGATGAAGTTTTAGAACAAATTGAATTTAAACTTGACCGCCAGCTGCGGAGAATGGAGGAAGAATCATGCAAGGAATGATAGGAATGAGTAAAAAGGATTTGATTGAGTTTATCAATGAGAATTTTTCAGAGTATCACGAAAATGATACGATTGCAACATTTTTCTATTGCAGTGGTGGGTATGATAAACCGCAGCAGCAATGCATTTTGTTTCACAAGGAAACTGGGAACATTTGATAAGGAGGAAGAAAATGCTGATTAGGTCGCAGGATAAGAAAACTATTTTTGATATGTCAGGTTGCACGTTAGGGATAAATTTAGAAAATGAAATTTACGGATTTGGAAATAATTCTCTGGATGAAGACCCACCGACAATCTTAGGATATTATTCAACCGAAGAACGAGCCATCGAGGTTTTGGACGAGATTTGCATGAACTATATAAGTCTTAACAGCACTAAAGGCAATACTCCATATGTCAAAAATGGAGTTTTCCAGATGCCGGAGGTGTGAAAATGAATACAGTAGAATTTACAATCGAACAAGTACCGTTTTCGTGGGATGATAACTTCTCATAAATTGCGCTTGAAGATTTTTCGATGATTCAGAAAGATTTACCATATTGTACGTGTCAAAATATTGGAATGGCTTTAGCAACCGGCAGAGTGAGGTGAAAATATGGCAACAAGAAACATTTTATCTATCAATAAACTCAGTAAATTTGAAGATTTTCTTGAAAGAAAAGGCTATATGATTTTGGGTACAAGCCGAAATCCGTATGAGGTATTAAGAGCCAAAAAAGATAGCGATACTGTTATTGTGTATCAGAAAAAGGAAGCAAAAGAACATCTGTCAACAATGGATAAGGATTATCACTTGGTAAGAGAATTTATCAAAGAACAGAAAAACCGCAAAGAACATTTATTCACAGATGAGGAATACTGTATAGTTCTTAAAGCGTTGAGCAGAGAAAGAGAAATTTGCGAGAGAGTGGATAGGGATTGTGGGGACGACCATAAACTTATTCGGATAATGAATAGTATCGAAAAGAAGGTAAAGGAAATTCAGTATGGAAAAACAGAAATCTAAGAAAGACCTTGCGTTTGAAAGAGAACGTGCAAAGTACCGACATGAAATTTCCACTTTACAACGTGAAATCAAAGAAAATCTTCGTAAAATCGAAATCCTGAATCAGAAGATTTCCGAACTGGAAGAAAGTATCCGTCAAAAAGACGAATGGATCCGTAGACTTCTGGAATATACAGAACTTTCAGAGGAAGATATGAAGAGTCAGATTCAAAAAGACAGAAATGTTTCAGAGGTTATAAGTCATATGGAAGAAATGAATGGTATGATTTTGGGATTCGGTAGAAGGTTCTGATTTTAAAAATTGAGATAAGAAAGTGAGGTGATGCAAAATGTTCCTGAGAGTAATTTCAACAGGCAGTAAAGCTGGAAACTGTTATGCTTTAATTTCCGATTCTGGACAGATTCTTCTTCTGGATTTTGGGTGCGATAAGAAGAAAATCATTAGATGGATTGACTACAAGATTTCAGATGTTGTATCTGCTGTTTTAACTCATGGACATGGTTAGGAGACCATTCCAAAAGTTATAAATGGTTACTTGAAAACTGGATTCCGATTTACACTAACGATGAAACAGCAGATGGATTTAAGACTGTGACAGGAGAACTTCTGAAAGGCATTCCAGAGAAAAAGTGGTTTCAGTGTGGAGAATTTAAGGTCATGGGATTTTATATCCCCCATGACGGCACTCCTAATTTTGGCTTCTTGATTGAGCATGAGGAAATGGGGCGGTTGCTTTATCTCACTGATTTGGAATATTGCCCCTATAACTTCAAAAACCTTCGGGTGCAGCACCTCTTGATTGAAGCAAACTACATAGAGGATTTAGTGAGCCGGGAAGCCGAAAACTACGCTCATCAGATAAAAGGGCATTGTTCATTAGATACCTGTAAAGGAATTGTTGAAACAAACAAAACACCAGATTTACGAACGGTAACACTGATTCATTTGTCGGATAAGGTTTGCAACCCGAACAGGGTTCTGGAAGAAATCAAGGAAGTTGCTGGAAACAGAGTTGAAGTGAATGTGGCGGTTTCGGGGTTAGAGGTGGTTCTTAATAGATTCCCATTTTAGAAAGGATTGAAATAAAAATAATGAACAATTTATTAGTAGAATTTTCCATGTGTTTTTCGTTCCTATATTTTATAGAAGGAATCGAAAATTGTATACACAAAAGAGGAAATGTGGCATATAGAATCACACACGTTTTATACCCATTATTTATGACTGGAACAATGATTTATTTATTATTGACAAGTGTTTTGTAATGAAATTAAAGCCTGCGAACAGGCAGAAAGAAGGATGGAACATAATTGGCAACAAGAGCAGAGATAAATGAAAAACATGGCATTGTTCGTTTGATGCCATCGGATATAGCAAATGAACAGTTATCTGAAGAAGATGCTGCGATGTACGAAAGAATAGTTAAAATGCAGATTCAAGAGTTTGATGGTTATAAAGATGAGGAGGAATAAAGAATGAATAGTTTTGTAGCTTATGGACGTTTAACAGATGATGTGAATTTAACATATACAGCTAGTGCTATGGCTGTCGGAAGATTTTCTTTGGCGGTCAATCGTACTTACCAGAAAGGGGATATAAAGGCCGACTTCTTCAACATGACGGCTTTCGGAAAGACAGCTGAAATGATTAGCAATTATTTTCATAGGGGCAGCCGGATTGTGGTTCGCTGCCATGCTCAGCAGGATAATTATACAAAGCAGGACGGAACTAAAGTAAATACAGTCAGCTTCATTGTCGATAGCTTTAGCTTTGTTGATACAAGAGCAGAGGGCGGAATTACTCAGAACCAGAGTACACAAACTACGTCACCGCAGATTCCTACTGATTCAGATGGATTCATGAACATCCCGGACGGAATTGACGAATCACTGCCTTTTGACTGATAGGAGGAGTTGAATGGGTTATACTCATGGTAGAAAATGGGAAGATGGAGACATAGAGAAAGATTTATTAAAAATTATAGATACATTGAAACTGGATCATTTTCCAACAAAGAAAGAAATGATAGATTTTTATGGTAATAGGTCTTTATCAAACAAAGTATCAAAAACTGGAGGAAGTAGGTATTATGCGGAATTACTTGGAATGAAAGTTGCACAATGCGAATCTGAGTTTGGAAATTTTTATGAAGAATTTGCTGTGGATGATATTTTTGAGCATACTGGTTTCTTAAGTGTACATACAGAAATAAAATATCCGTATGACTTACTGACAAATGGGAATATAAAGGTTGATGTGAAATCATCACAAAAGAACTATAGAAAAGCATCTGCTTTTCCATATTATACGTTTAATCTTGAAAAGAAACAACCAACGTGCGATTTGTATATGTTGTATTGTCTGGATAATGATTGCTTTATAGAGCGTACTATAATTGTTCCGTCTTGCATCGTAGCTGGAAAAACTCAGATAGGTGTTGGCGGATTAAGTAAATGGGAAGCATATGAAGATAGATGGGATTATTTTAATATGTACGATAATTTTTACAGGGAAATCAAAGGTACAGAAATCAGAATAAAGAAAAGACGTTCAAAAGGATAGGCGGTGATATATATGGAAAGAAAACCAAGCGAAATCATCCAAGACTTTCTTGATTTGATTGACAATAGTCACACTGAATTTAATGATTCCAAGGTCAAGGTTGATAATTACAACAGTAAGACCTACACATGGACACACCAACTTGAAGATTGCAAAAATAAGCAGGAAAGGAATCGGTTGGCAACTGCATGGCAGAAAGAATTAAAGGAACGCCGGAAAGAGAAAGACCGCAAGAATCTATGGGAGAAAATACATACTTTAGGGGCTGATGTTTCCAATAAAGCGTTTTTGAAAAAACTTCGGCATTTGGTGCACGAGCAACGGAAAGTTGAAGAATATTTGGAAACGCCGTATGAGGAACGGGAGTATAAGAAAGGAGCTGCGAAAAAATGAATGAAGAATTAAATGTGAATGTGGGAGATGAGGTGCTATATACCCCGGCATCCTATTCAAGAATCGAGAAAATCGCTACCGTTACGAAGGTAACTTCGACAGGGAGAATAAGAATTGATAAATCTACGAATCAATTTGACAAATATGGCAGGCAAATGGGTAATGTGGGCTGGAGAGGAAGAGATTTTATTTACATATTAACACCAGAGAAAAAAGAAGAAATTTTGAGAAAAAACGAAATCTCAAAATGCATATGTGTATTTGAGGAGAAAAAGAATAATCTTATATTTGAGCAGGCTGTAAAGATTTTGGAAATTTTAAATGGAGATTGAAATAATGAGTAAAGATTGTTGCGGCACTTGCTGTCATTGCAGGAAATCAGAAGAAACAGGAGAATGGGTTTGCGCCAATGATTTGAGTGATAATTACGCTCTTGAGGTTGATTATAAGTACAAATGTGAGGAGTATGAGGAGAAAGAATGAAATTCATAGACTTCTTTGCAGGAATAGGTGGATTCAGAAAAGGAATGGAGATGGCAGGACATGAGTGCGTAGGTTTCTGTGAATTTGATAAATTCGCAACTGCAAGTTACACATCCATGCACCTGATCAAAGAAGAACAAAGAGAGTTTCTGAACAAGATGCCACTGAAACAACGACAAAAAGAAATATTAAAGGAGGAGTACAGAAATGGAGAATGGTATGCAAATGACATTAGAAGAGTGTATGCCGGGGACATTCCAAAAGCAGATTGTTGGTGCTTCGGATTCCCGTGCTTCATTCAAGGAACTTATATTCTTACAGAAAAAGGATATATCCCAATTGAAGACGTATGTGTCGGAGATAAAGTCCTTACTCACAAAGGAAGATGGAGAAAAGTTAATTCGACCATGCAACGAGATAATGCCAGAATTTGGGATGTTGACGGATTTGGGATTTTGCCAACAAGGACAACAGCAGAGCATCCGTATTATGTCACTAAGCCAGATGCTCCAATGGAGTTTAGAAAAATCAAACAACTCGATGACACTTGGTATTCCACAATGGTTTTGCCTGATGAAGAACCCAATGAATACAGCAAAGAAATGTGGTGGATTATCGGACGCTATCTTGCTGATGGGTGGAGAGTTAGAAGAAAAGATAGATCAAACGGTGGAAGAATCGTTTTTGCAGTCAACGATGAGAAAAGAAGAGAATTTGAGAGAAGACTGCAAGAAGCCGGATTACATGGGACTTACACAAAAGAGCGTACTTGCGGAAAATATCATGTTTGTAATAACAAATTATATGAATACCTTGAAAAATTTGGGGAATATGCACATGGAAAACGGATTCCACGAGAATCGTTGTGTTTATCGAGAGAAAAAGCAGAATATTTCTACAATGGATATATGTCAGGAGACGGACGAAAAGATAGGGAAGAAGCCACGTCAACCAGTGCAGCACTTATTCTTGGTATGTGTATTATTGCACAGCGACTTGGAAAACCTGTCCCGGCTGTCTACCACACTGGAAGAAGTAAAAAATGCATTATACAAGGGAGACAATGTAGGCAAAGAGATACTTACACGTTTAGAATCTCTAACAGATCAGTTAAAGGACATTATCGTGGAAGATATGTGTTCAGAGAATTGTATCATCCGACAGAATCTACAGATTTTGGAACAGTGTATAACATCAGTGTTGAAGAAGATGAATCATACATCGCAAACGGAGCCATCGTTCACAATTGCCAGGACATCTCCGTCGCAGGAAAGCAACTTGGATTTCAAGGAAACCGCTCAAGCTTGTTTTTCAGAGTTATGTACCTTATCGGACAACTCGAAGAAGAAGATAAACCCACTTACCTTTTCATTGAGAACGTTAAGAATCTGCTTAGCGTTAATGGAGGATGGGATTTCGCCAGGCTGCTCATTGAAATGGAGCAGGGGGGGTATGATGCAGAATGGCAAGTGCTCAACTCTAAAGACTTTGGAGTGCCGCAAAACAGAGAAAGGGTGTTCATTATCGGACATCTTAGAAGACGAAGTACCTCAGAAATATTTCCTATCCAAGGAACAGACGGAGAAAATAGTATTTCAATAATCGGTCACAGAGATGGGTATAGAAGAAATACACAAGTATTCGCTCCTGAGGGAATTACTGAAACACTTGATACTGGACAATGTGGAGGAAGAGGTCATCATGTAGGAATTCCAATACATTGTAGCTTAAAGAACGGGATTGTAAGCGAAACGGATTGTAGTAACACGTTAATGGCGAGAGATTATAAGGGTATTGGCAATCAAGAAATGACAGCGATAGCTATTCCAATTCTAACTCCAGACCGAGCCGAAAAACGCCAGAATGGAAGAAGATTCAAAGAAAACGGAGAACCGATGTTCACTCTGACAGGACAGGATCGGCACGGCGTCGCTATTGACGTAGAGCCGTTGGGTGTTCTTAGAAATGTTCGTGCGGAATATGGGAAACAAATCCGAAAAGATTATGAATCCGGAAATATTGATATTTCAAGACATGAATTTCTTGCACACGAAATCAGGGATGATGAAACAACAAATACATTGTCAACAGCGCAAAAAGATAATCAGCTTGCTGTTAAAGTCTCAGGAATAGTAAAAGACATGAATTGTAGTCAGGGAATTTTTGTACGGGTATCAGAAGAATTAACTGTATATGCAGTTTGGTACGAAAAATATCAATGTTACATAGCAATACGAAAATTAACACCGAAAGAGTGTTTCCGGTTGCAAGGATGGACAGATGATTATTTTGAGAAAGCAGCATTTGTAAATTCTGATAGCCAGTTATATAAACAAGCAGGGAATGGTGTCACTGTAAATGTTATTTATGAGATTGCAAAGCGGTTAAAGGAGCGTGATAAGGATTGATTTATCAAGAAGCAATAAACATTCTAATGAATGAAAGACCGGGGTGTGGAGAAAAAGTTACTTACACAGAGGGAGAAAAATGTGAAGCTTACGATATTGCGATTTCAGCGATTGAGAAGCAGGTTACGAAGAAATTAGAAAACTGGAATGGACAAGCTTCATGCCCAAATTGCAAAAAGCTGTACGGAAATTTTAAAGATATAAGAAAACTTAGTTTTTGGGATTTTGATTATTGCAAATATTGTGGACAGAAATTGAATTGGGAGGATTAATGATTGAGTGTAACATATACGCATAAAAACGGTTTTTCGGCTATTCTTTATGGAAAATCTTCTATGTCCATATTAAAGAATGGAAAGGAAGTATTACATACTGGTAGCAGAACAGTTAATACCGAAAAAGAAGTTATGGAATTATTAGAAAAACAACCAGAATTTATGAAGGCAATGAATGATAGTATTGAATCTTTTTTTGGAATCTAAAATCTGAAGGAGGAGCAAGATTGAATTACCGAAACTTCAGGAAGGCAAAAGCCATAGAGAAAAAAAACCGGGAACGGCTGCTGAAAGTAAATCCGGCACTTGATGATAAAAGCGGCATCTATTTTCTTACAAGAACCGATGAGGACGGGATCAATTATTTTTATATCGGACAAGCGGTACACATCATGCAGCGAATGTGTAGTCACTTAGTTGGCTACCAGCATATAGATCTTTCGGTTAAAAAGAGAGGATTTTATTCCACTGAGAATCCGTATGGTTGGAAATTGAATTTCAAGCATTATCCTGTATCTGAGCTGGACAAGTGGGAGCAATACTGGATTCTGGAATATACAAAGCGTGGCTATCAGTGCCGGTACAATAAGACCGCCGGAGGGCAGGGTGAGGGAAAAGAGAAAATCAATGAATTTCGCCCGGCAAAAGGTTACAGGGACGGTTTGTCGCAGGGCAGAAAGAATATGGCCAGAGAACTTTCGCACATCATTGATACCCACTTGACCGTATCTTTGAAACCAGAGAAACAAAAAAACAAAGTATCTCAGAGAGCTTTTGAGAAGTTCAATGAGCTGTTGGAGGAAGGGAAATGAGTGATGTACATTTTTATTCGGCTTACGCAAAGACAAATATAAATGAGCCATTCAAATTTGAGTTGAAAGAAGTTGAAATCAAAAAAATATTACCTGACGGAACGATTAAGTTGGAATATCCATATTTCTACTGTGAATATGATAGTTCTCACTATTTTGGTGGTACTTCTGGGCATGCACTTGACAAACAAATTGTCTTATGTAATGGAACGGCTTATTATTCAACAGATAAGAATAAATGCAAAGATTTTCTTCTGAATAAAATGAGAGAACAAAACAAGCTTGCCGACAAGATACGAGAACGGATGAAAGAGTCTAAACTGGAAATCGAATTATTGGAGGAAAGAAATGACATTTAGAGAATTTGTATCATGGTGCAATAAAAGAGCTTGTGACGGATGCTGGGGAATGTTGGAAGCTATGACTTGCATTGATATTATCAATGAGGTTCGTAAGAAAGGATTCTGGAAAAAAGAAAGGTTTTGGCAGGAGAAGTATGCTAACGATATTGTGGAACAGATTGTAAATCCTATTGAAAAGAAGATTGAAGAAATGAGGACTAATACATGAAATACATAGCATCATGGTCAGGTGGAAAAGATAGCACAGCCAGTATTATTCTGGCACACGAGCATAATGAGCCTTTGGATTTGATTATTTTTTCAGAAGTTATGTTTGATGAAAACATCAGCGGAGAGTTTCCGGAACATATTGATTTTATCAAGAACAAGGCGATTCCAAAGTTTGAGAAATGGGGATATGAGGTAAAGATTCTTCATTCCGACAAGACATATATGGATTGTTTTTATAGAAAACCATCAAGAGGAAAATTTAAAAACTCTGAAAAGAGATGTGGATTTCCTATGATGATGAAATGTGTGATTAACCGTGACTGTAAAATGCGTCAAATCAGGAAGTTCTGGAAAGAAATCAACGATGATTTCACTCAATATATCGGAATCGCTATTGATGAACCTATAAGAATGGATCGTATTGCAAAAACTGCGAATAACATATCTTTGCTTGAAAAATATGGACATACGAAACAAATAGCATTTGAACTATGTAAGAAATATGACTTATTATCTCTTATATATGATTTTGCGTCTAGGGGGGGCTGTTGGTTCTGTCCTAATGCAAGATATGCGGAGCTGAAACATCTTAGAACAAATCATAAAGATTTATGGGACAAACTGCTTGAATTGGAAAACGAGCCAAATCTTATCGGAAACAAATGGAACATCCTTACAAATACCAGTATTCATGACTGGGAGAAACGGTTCTACTGGGAAGAACAGCAGATGACAATATTTGATTTTATGGAGGAAAGTAATGAGCAGAAGTAATTTCAACACATTTATCTACGGAAAGCCAGTAACTAAATCTGGCAAATTTACCGGAAGCAAGAAGAAAATCAAGAAGATTAAGAGAGGGAAATAATATGATTAAATTATAAAATTGGAAAGAAGTCACGAAAGGAATTTATCGGTATGTTATCGGTGCGAATGTGGCATATGAGATTCATATTATGACATGGAATCACAAAACTAAAATTGAATCAGCAAATTCTGTTTTATATATTGTTGGAGATTGGAGAACCAAAGACGGAGAGAATTTGTTTGAGAGAGAAAAGTTGTTTTCTGGTTTGTTGTCAGCTTGCATTATGACGGCTATTGAAGATAACGAAGAAAATAATAAGTAATACACATTTCACAAAAGAGCCTACGGGCACAATCTACGAAAGAGCCGGGTTCCCGGCATAAATCCAAATTAAATAATAAAAGTTAGGAGGACGAGTTGTCCGGACATAAAACTGCGGTTTCTCCTAAAAGAAAATGAATAATTTTGAAAATAGAAAAAAGAAAATCAAATGTGAGTTATATAGAGATTCTATGCAGAATTATAAAAAATATGCCATACCGCCAGCACAGCTTATCATTGCAGATGTTCCGTATAATGTCGGAAAGAATTTCTATGGTTCAAATCCCTCTTGGTATATTGGAGGGGATAACAAAAATGGAGAAAGTAAACTTGCCGGAAAGGCAGCTTTCAATTCCGACTTCAATTTTAATTTATACGAATACTTTCATTTCTGTTCAAAAATGCTGAAAAAAGAAGATACAAAGCCTATTCAGCGTGGTAGAAGTAGCAATTCCCCATGTATGATTGTCTTTTGCAGTTTTGAACAGATACAGACGCTTATTAAGGCGGCGGAGAAGCACGGGTTTGTTCGTTACATACCGCTTGTATTCTGCAAAAACTATAGTCCGCAGGTGTTAAAGGCTAATATGAGGATTGTTGGTGCTACGGAATACGCCCTTGTTCTCTATCGGGACAAACTTCCGAAATTTAGAAATGGAGTTCAGATAGATGAAAACGGAAAGAACATTCCGGGAACCGGTCATATGATTTTTAACTGGTTTGCATGGGAGAAAGACGGCAAGGAAATTTCAAAGATCCATCCTGCGCAAAAACCGGTAAAAGTTTTGAAGCAGCTTATTGAGATTTTTACAGACCCCGGAGACGTAGTAATAGACCCGTGTGCCGGAAGCGGAAGTACCTTGCGAGCGGCAGCAGAACTTGGAAGAAGCGCTTTTGGATTTGAAATTGACCGAAACTTTTATAGACGAGCAAAGGAAGAAATGCTTGCGTTTGAACGCGAAGAACAGATGTCCTTGTTCGATATGGAGGGTATGAATGATTGAATTAAATAGCTTTATATGTGGAGATTGCATGGATTACTTACCACAGTTTCCAGATAAGTATTTTGACATGGCAGTTTGCGACCCTCCATATGGGCTTAAAGAACATGGAGGAAAAAATCGAAGCGGATATGTAAAGCAAAAGAACGGTTCTAAAATTTATGTGAAAGATGGCGGATATGAAAAACAGGATTGGGATAATTCCCCACCAAAAGAAGATTATTTTCATGAACTTATAAGAGTATCAAAAAATCAGATCATATTTGGAGTAAATTATTTCAGTTTTCCCTTACCCGGCGGAAGGATTGTATGGGATAAACGTAATCAAGGTTCCGATCAATCAGACGCTGAAATTGCTTACTGCAGTATGAATAATCGGGTTGATATTTTTCGATATATGTGGCGAGGAATGTTTCAAGGTAAAAGCATAGAAGAAGGAACAGTTCAACAGGGAAATAAGAAATTGAACGAAAAAAGAATTATGCCAACACAGAAGCCAGTAAATCTTTATCGCTGGATCATCAAAAAGTACATACAACCAGATTGGAAGGTGCTTGATACTCATGTTGGTTCTGCAAGTAGTCTGATTGCTTATGAAGAGTCAAAAATTCCTTATATAGGATTTGAGAAAAATAAACACAACTATGAACTGGCAAATAAAAGACTGCAGGAGTTCAAATCTCAAATAACTTTGTGGGATTGTGGGGTAGAACGAAGATGTTAGAACAATATTGTTGTGAGTCTTTACGCAATATGTGTGTGGAAACAATAGATAATTATAATCCACCAGTGTTACGGCTTAAAACAGATAAAACAGAATATCCAGACAATCCATATAAAGACTTTCTAGGAGAATATCGTTTTATGTGGATGCGTACAGTCTATGACTGGGGCAGTGGAAACAGGTGCAAACGACATGACATGGCACGAAGATGGTTTGATAAAAATTCCGATACATTGGTTATATATTTTTTTCAAATCTATATGGAGGAAATATTGAAAATGCCATGAAATTAACTGGAAATTTTAATCAACTATGGGATGAATTTCAAATATGGTTTGATAGTAAAAGGAGAGATTTTATAATGGCTTTTGATATTGCGGACAGTAAGAAGCAAATTTTAGAGAATGGGAAGCGCCCTCTTTCTCATGGTGGTGTGGCTAATCTGTTGAAAACACTGACAAAGACGATGGAAAAACAGGGTTCCAGTATTGAGAGTATTGCAAAGGTGCAGTATACAATCTGTATGCAGGCAGGAATTTATATTCCAGATGAATTTATCGAAGATGTAGCAGTGGCTTTAAAAATAGAAGGGGAGAATAATTTATGAATGAACATGATATTTGTTGGATTAAAAATAGCGACTATGCAGAAGTTACTACGCCGAGTGGGACAGCATGGAAAAGTAAGTTATTGAGATACTCGGAATCGCATCCGGAGGAAGTGAAACTGATTGCAGAGAATAAGATGGTTCGGCACTCTTCCATGTTCCAGTAAACTGGATTAAATGCAGTCCGCCACGGAAATTGTCAGAAGAACAGAAAGAAGCTGCTGCGGAACGATTCAGGCAGATGTGGGAAGATAGGAAAACGGAGGAGCATGAAGATGAATAGAGAAATTCTTTTTAGAGCAAAGAGAAAAGATAACAGTGAATGGGTGGAAGGGAATCTTATTACAAATGAAAGAAATGAAAATCAAAAATATATCGGTTATATATTTGATGAACGGAATGGAGTAATTGAAGATTTTGACATTGTAGAAGTTGTTCCAGATACACTCTGCCAGTACACCGGATTGAAAGATAAGAATGGTCGGAGGATTTGGGAGAATGATATTGTTACAAGCTCAAAACGAATAGAAGGTTTTGATTTGTATATAGTGATATGGAGAAAAGATTTTTCTGATTTTGGAGTAGAGCCAATTAAGCCTAAATTTGGAGCGCAATTCCCTCTGGGATTGAGTGGTAAAAAAACAATTTATGGTTATGATTATAAGATAATCGGAAATGTTTTTGATAATGCAGAATTAAATGAAAAAGCAATGAACAAGATGAAAGACGCAGCAGATTTGTCTGATGAAGAAATACAAATGGTGATGGATGCTTTAAGTGGTACTCCAATATGTACAACAGCGGAATTTGCAGATAAAATCGAAAAAATTCTTCGCAGAGATATTAACAAATGGACTCCGGTAAGCGAACATTTCCCAAAGACATCGGGATATTATCTGGTGCAGACAGATCAAGAATTATCGACTGAAGATTATACAGATAGAGTGGTGTCTCTTTATGATGCAAACGAAGGCTATTTTCTGAGTTATCATGACTATATAGTAGCATGGCAACCGTTACCGGAACCATATAAAGGAAAGGAGAATCAAACCCGATGAAATATACAATAGAATCGACTGGACATATATGCGTGGAAACAATAGAGTTGTCTGACGGTAGCATATACCAGAAAACTCATATCAAGACAGATTCTGGTTCCATCTGCAAAGAAAAGAGTTTCGATATGCAAATGTGGATGGATGGGATTTGCTCAGAAATAAGAGAAATAGTATCTGATGTTTTTGATGGGACTTTGGTTAGTGATTGTTTTAAATTGTCTGAAATGGAGGATTGACTATGACGAAAGGATTTATTTTAGTGGATGTACCGGAAACGTGTTTGGATTGCAGATTCTGTGTAGAGGTACATGAGGGAATCGAGGCTTACTGCGCATTAAAAAACAATTCATACAATCATGATGAATTCAAGGAAATTGATGTGAGCTATCCGCAGAACAAACCAGATTGGTGCCCGATACGGGAACTGCCGGAATGTAAAGAACCAACAAAGTTTCCTTTTTCTCCTGGAATGCCTTGGGAATATACAGAATATGAACAAGGTTGGAATGATTGTCTGAAGTATTTGGAGGGGAAAGATGGCGATTTATAGAAATATACAATTATCATTTTGGACAGATAACAAAATTGAAGATGATTTCACGCCAGAAGATAAGTATTTTTATTTGTACCTTATGACAAACCCGCAAACAAATATATGTGGCTGTTATGAATATAGTTATTCACAAATGGTAAGGCATACTGGATACAGCAAAGATACAATTATACGTCTTTTAGACAGATTTCAAAATTTTCATAAAGTCATACAATATGATGAAAAAACAAAAGAAATTTTATTACTTAACTGGTACAAGTACAACTGGAGTAAATCAGAAAAAACATTATCTGGAGTCGAAAATGTAGCAAAATACATAAAGTCAAAAAATCTTAGAGATAAAGTTTTTTTGATTATGGATTGTGTTAAAAATGATACCCCTTGTATGCCCCATACATACCCCATACAAGCATCTGTTTCTGATACTGTATCTGATACTGATTCTGTTATCTGTAATTCTGTTAATAAAAAAGAAAATTATAAAGATATATATAATAGAATAATAAAAGATTTTAATATATCTAATTATTTATTAGATTATATAGAGAATTGGATTGAGTATAAGAGAGAACGAAAGTTTACATATAAAGAACGCGGAATGAGAATTTTATTAAAAACCATTTATGAAAAATCAAAAAAATATGGGGATGAATCCGTGGCAAGAACCATTGAGGAAAGTATATCAAGCGGATACCAAGGAATTGTATGGGACAAAATTACAAGAAAGGTAGAAAACGATAATGGAAAATATACAAGAACAACTAAAAAATATAATGATAGGCTCTTTGACGAATCAAGAAAAGAAACAACAGAATCAGATGAACCGCTCTTCTGATGAAATTTGTCCAAAATGTCATAATACGGGTTGGGTCATTGTTGAGGATGGTGGCAACGGAACAGCGATTGAGTGTGATTGTGGAATCCGAAAAAGAATGATACATAATAGCAGACTTCGATTTGCTGATATACCAGAATCATTTAAAGATGTTCGATTAGATAATTTCAAAAAAAATGTATATCAGTCAAATGAAAATCGTGAAATGGTAGTTGAAATTGCGAAGGCAGTTCGGTACTGGTTAAAAAATATTGAATCTATGAAGGAACGTGGTATAGGACTTTATTTCTATTCCGGTACGAAAGGATCTGGGAAAACCAGATTGGTCGTTAGCATAGCAAATGAACTGATCGAAAAATATGATACGCAAGTAAAATTTTCCACATCCATTCAAATTTTAGATGAAATAGCAAAAACATGGAAAAATGGAAATATCACTGAAAGTAAATTGATTCATGATCTTTCCGCTGCGGAAGTTTTGATTATTGATGATTTTGGAGCGGAAGCTTTTAAGGATTGGAAAGAAGAAAAATTTTACAATATCATCAATAATCGGTATGTGGATAAAAAAATCACAATTTTTACAAGTAACATGAAGTTAGATGATTTGCAATATGATGACCGAATTACAAACAGAATCAAGGAACGTGTTCTTCAGGTCCCGTTCCCGGAAGAATCGGTACGTGATTTAATTGCGAATCAGTTAATGGAAGAATTTAGGATGGGAGCAAATGCATAATGGGAAGAGCGGAGATAAGACGTAACAAAAAAGAAAATTTAAAAAGAAATGTTCCTGCACCATTGAACATTAATAATTATACTGTTGAGCAAATTGCAAAAGCGTCCGGAACCAAAGTGGAAATGGTTAAAATGTGGGTATCTGCAAGAGAAAAAGAAATGTTTGACGCTTTTATGAAAGAATCTCAGGAAAAATTATGGAAAGCAGAGGATTATATAGCTGTTGGGAATATTCTAATATCTTTATACGCAATAAAAATGACATGGGGATACACTAAGGCGAATCAAAAATTTTTGAGTAATATAAATTCCGCAAAAGCTTATGTTGAACGTTTAGGCATTGAAAAAGCCTATGAGCAGTTGCATAAAGAAATGGGAATTGAACTAGAATTTGATTCCATAGATATTAATAAAGAATTTGGGTTTGGTGAGTACAATGATAAAGCAGTCTGAAATGTATAGACTTTCTGGCGGATGTGAACCAGATAATAATTGTGAAGAATGTGAAAATTTTATTTCTGGAAGATCAAGTCAATGCATCCTTTATCCTAAAAGGAAAAATTTCCGTTGGGATGGGAAAAGAATGGCTTGTAAATATTTTTATAAAAATGATAATCCAGAACAGATGACGATTATGGGTGTATTAAAGGAGAAAGAGAATGATAGAAATTGTTGATATCAAAGACGCAACAGAGGAAGAAATTAATGAACTTAAGGAAAATGAAGAAAAAGAAGATTGGAAAGAATTTTTTTTCAAAACTTTTTAGCGAATCATTAGATATTTAGAAAGGAGTCGGAGCCGCTGGCCAGCGAAGGGATATCCCGGCTCCTTAAAAAAATATGGATGATGTATTGAAATTTGCCGTAGAAAGTGGCATGATAGATTTATCATACATACAAGACAAATATGAGATGAGCAAAAGAGAAGAATTATTATCAAAGCACAAATGGGCAATCAGTCAGGGAAAGGATGGTTATTGGCGCACATATCTTCCTGATGAAGAAAAGGGAAGAAGGATGATAAAAAAGACAACTAAAAAGGCAGTAGAAGATGAAGTTATATTTTATTGGCAAGAACAATTAGAAAACCCAACAATACAAGAGGTATTCGAAGAGTGGAACAATAGAAAAGTCAATTTAAAAAAAATTGCAGAATCCACGCATTTAAGAAATACAAATATATTTAAAAGACATTATAGTGAATTTGGAAAAAAACACATAAAAGATATAAGAGAAGAAGAAGTCAGCGAATTTCTTGAGGAACAGATACCTCTATACAATCTTACTTCAAAATCTTTTTCTAATTTAAAAACAATTACAAGGGGTTTTTTAAAGAGAGCAAAAAAGAGAAAATTAATAAATTGGAATGTGGAGGAGATGTTTCAGGAATTAGATACATCGGAGTCTGATTTCTACAAAGTGGTTAAGGAAGACTATGAGGAAGTATTTTCAGAAGAAGAGACGGATCTTATTATTCCATATCTTGTCAATCATCAGGACAGACAGAACTTGGGAATATTGCTTATGTTTGCTACAGGTATACGCGTAGGAGAACTTGCATCGTTAAAGAAAGAAGATGTGTTCGATAACTACTTAAGCATCCATAGAACAGAAACTAAATTTAGAAGAAATGGAAAGTATGTTTATGGAGTAAAGGATTTTCCAAAAACAGAAGCTGGTGTTCGTGATGTGGTAATACCATCAGGATATAAATGGCTGATAACGGAAATAAGAAAAATTGATCCTAAAAGTCAGTTTGTATTTGTAAATTCCAATGGAGACAGAATGACAACAAATTGCTTTAGGCACAGAATAAAAAGAATATGCAAACGCTTAGAAATACCTCCCAAATCTCCTCACAAAGTAAGGAAAACATATGGAAGTATACTGCTGGATAATCATATTGATAACAAATTGATTATAGGACAAATGGGGCATACAGATATTTTGTGTACAGAAAATTATTATCATCGAAATAGAAGATCCATGGAAACAAAAGAAAAGATATTAAGTTCTATACCAGAATTTAATATAAGGTGATTTGATTACTAAGTAATCAAAAGTAATCAAAAATCAAATTAAAAAAATCTTATTTTATGGTTAAGATAAGGATTTTTACGGGGGTTCGATTCCCCTTACCTGCTTTTGTATGGGTCGCTTAGTATTTGTTGTACTAGAGCGATTTTTTTTGTTGCAAGATACTGTTGCCATAAAACTTGATTTTGAGAATAATAGAAAAGGGTGTGAAAAGGGAGATGGCAGGAAGAACGAATTGTGAAACTTGCAGTAATTACGTTTTTGATGAAGAGAGCGAGTGCTATTATTGTGAAGTAAATTTGGATGAGGATGAGATGTATCGTTTTATGAGTAACACGTTTGATCATTGTCCTTATTATCGTTTGGATGACGAATATCAGATTGTCAGAAAACAGATGTGAGATTATAAAAATTTAATTTGACAAGCAAAGCGTTCCTTACTACAATATTCTGTAATGAGTTCCGGGAGTAGTGTGCCTAATGCCCGGAAAGGATAATGCAGGAGGAAAGTTATGTATAGGTATGAAGATCAAAAAGAGATGCGTATGGCAATGAACGGAAAGATGATTGTCATGCTGGCAGGTGTGTTCCTGATTCTTACAGCGGTGACAAGTACGCTGCTGCAGGGAATGCAGTATTTTATTG